ACGTGCTTTTGGTTTCATAGCCATAGCAAGACTGAAGAGCAGTGCATCAAAGAGACGTGGACATCCGTTGAACAAAAGCTGGAGGCACTAGAACTTGCCCCTAAGTAAAACGTTTACAACGAAGGTCCTCGAAGAACTGGCGAAAGAAAAAAAGATCAGCGACATCCAGAAAAGACTGCTAGACACCTCGTCTCTCTTGGTTGCATACCCTGATGCATCAGAAGAAAAATCAAAAGAATGGATGACAACAATCAACTGCTGTCGGTTGGAACTGCGTAGGCGGTTTTTATCTAAGCGGAGTCGAGTTCGCGAGCCTCTCTAGCCCTGTCCTCTTTCCACTCGGTAAAAATCTTACGCAGTTGTCCGCTAATCGTGCGGTCTTCTAACTGCGCAATCTCTTTGATCTGACGATAAACTGGCATTGGCACCAGTATCGACTTCCATTTTGTTGTATCCATGCAAGAGATTATCTCGTGAATCGCATATAAATGCAACTAGATTTCTTTGGTTTCGCCCCAAGAAGGGCCTAGATCAATATCGCATTTGTTCGGCACGTGCAGGCGTATTGCATCCTCCATAACCTGCTTGATCCGCTTGGCGTGATCCGCGCTGGTCACACTGCAACCCAGTTCGTCGTGTACCTGCAGCAGAGGCCGTTCTCCAGCCTCGTACAGATCGACCATCGCCTGCTTGGTCATGTCCGCCGCAGAAGCTTGTATCAGCCTGTTAAGCGCCTTGTACGTGTACGCACGCTTCAGCGGTGCAGTCTCGCCGTAGGTAGCTTTTGCTTCTTTTAAAGGCATCGCTTTTTGCACGTCATAGCCCATAGGTTCAAACATATCGAACCGACACTTGCGGCCTTTCAAAGATCGCAGTGAGCCGTCTGACTTTTGATCGACGGACCGTGATACGCCATTCATAAGCTCTTTCACAAACGGCACTCGCTTGTGGTACTGCTGCGTCAATTCTTTCGCGTCTTCAAACTCTAAATCCAGTTGATCGGCCAGCTTACGCACTCCCATGCCGTACATCATGCCTAGATTAATCGTCTTGGCTTGCTTGCGGCTGATGTTTGCCATATCGGCAACCATGGTATGGAAGTCCATGTTTGGATTGTTTGTGTACCCGTCGACAAACTCTTTGGCACCACCAAGTGGCAGACCTTTCCAGCGACCGAACACGCTCGCGTAATGCGTCAAGATCCGTGGCTCCTGCTGCGAGTAGTCGATAGCCGCCCAGAGTTCGCCCTCTTCTGGCAAAAACAAACTTCGGATCATTGGCCCAAGCTCTGGATCACGCGCTGGGATTTGTTGGAGGTTCGGGTTCGACATAGACAGGCGACCAGAGACGGTGCCTCCATCGTCACTGCGAAGCTGGTTGATGTGCCCGTGGATGCGGCAGTCAGGCCCGACAAACTTCATAATATTATTTATGAACGTGCCTTGAATCTTATTCAGGTTACGGGCCACGACGATCATTTTGGCAAATGGATGCGGGTTCTCGTTCAAGAATGATTTGGTAAACGACGGTGCGCCTTTGGCCGTCCTTGGATAGGCAACTTTTAGCTTGTCGAATGCTTTGGCCAGAGAAGTTGCCGCCCAGATCTCAACTTCAAACCCTGCTTGCTTGTTGATTTTTCGGCAGGCTTCTTTCTCTCTTTTCAAAAGTTGTTGTCTGGTGCGCTCACACTTTTCTAAATCAACGCGTATACCGCGATGCGTCATGTCGATAAGGCAGGGCGTGAGCCGTGTTTCGAGATCGTAGATGGTCTCAAGGTCTTGCTTGTTTATTTCAACGCGGAACAGCCTGTACAGATCGAAGGCCAGCCGTGCGTCTTGCTCTGCGTAAGGCCCGACAAACTGCGCTGGTAGCTTCCAAAGCTCACCCTTTGGGTCCACCCCAAAGTCGACGGCAGCCTGCGTCAGCAGCTTCTCTGACTTCGCTAGACCCAGATAATCGTAGGACAGGGCGTTGAGCGAGTAACTGAAACGATTTTCGTCGAGCAGCGCAGCCATCACCATGGTATCTATAATCGGGCCATTCACAGGCACGTCGAGTGCCTTGAGCCATCCAAGATCGTAAGGTGCGTTGTGCATAATCTTGGGACAACCTGTGGATAACTGCTTGCCCAGCCATCGCAGCACCTGACCTTTGTCGAGGTTGCCACCACCGAGATGGTTGATCGGGTAATACGCTTCAAACCCATCGGTGGCGACGGCTATGCCTACGACATCACCGTCCTTGCGCGGCCAGCCCGGCCCCATCTGCTTTAGGTTCGGGTCACGCGTTTCGAGGTCAATCGCAATCTCTTTGGCGTCCGTGAGATCTTGTAGTTCGAAAGGTGCAGTCCACTCCGTTTCAGCAGTAAACAACGGAAACTGCAGTTTAGTTTCCTTCTGCATCGTCCTTCCTTGGGTCATCACCAAGCGCAAAGCGCGTATACCAAATTGATTTTTTTAAATCTTCAACCGCATCGAACTTCTTACCGGCACGCCATTGGTACTTAAAACTGGCGCAACGGCAATAGATCTGCACGGCTTCTAGGCCGAAAGCCGCGACCATAGCATCAATACATTCGATCTCCGAGTCGGCGTAATGGGCCGGTGAGTTGACCATGTCGCTCATAAAGCGTAGCTCCTGTAGAAATCTGTAGGTTCCAAGGTGTACAAGTTCTGCCGTGTGCGCGTTACAGCCACGTAGAAAACGCGGTGCATGGAATCTGGATCACTCTCCATGCTGGCCTCGGCGGCTGCAGTGATGTCAGTAAACAATACAACGTTGTCTGCTTCACCACCTTTGGCCCCGTGGATCGTAGAAAGCCGTATGCGCGGCTCCGCCGTCAGGTCCTCGCCCCGCCGGACCAAAGCATTGATGTACGCCACGTCGACGTCCGGCAGCTTATCCAAAGCTTCGTCCCACGACATCTCCGGTTTTGCGAGCAACCCGTTGTAATCACGCAAGTCCTCGAAGGTGAACAGAGCCTCTGGATCACCGATGATTTTCTTGTGACCACGCGCAACCCGACCGCCATTGCCTGACATGAATGAGTACATGGCTTTGGCAGCGTCGAAAGATATTGGTTCACCGTCTTGTAAACGCGACCACGCGGACAGTGCAACCCGTATTTTCTCGCGCACACTCCGCACGCCACCACCGTACTCAAAGTAGTAGCCCTGACTTTTCAAAAATTGCTGTACCGGCGTCAAGAAATAGTTCGCTTGAGCTAGAAACAACCAAGTGCCCTCAACCATGTCGAGTTCAAAAAAGTCTGTCAGGCGCTCTAGTTTCCCTTCTGTCTGCTTTGGCAGATACTTTTTTGGGAACCGTCGCTTGATCCGTGAGCAGATGCGCTCGGCAATCTTGTGGATGTTCGACGGAACACGATAGCTTTGCTCCAGCACCTCGCTGCCGCCATCAAGATTGATGAAGTGCTCAACGTCAGCGCCAGACCATTTATAGATGGCCTGATCATCGTCACCAGCGCAGTACATCCGCTCTGACCGACCGTCGATAGCGTGCGCTATCTTCCATTGTAAGGGCGACAGGTCTTGTGCTTCGTCCAACATGGCCAGCTTGAACGGCGGGCAAACGGTTGCCGCAGTATCCGCAAAAAGCTCTAGCATGTCCGTATAGTCAAACAGTCCATGCTTTTTCTTGTAGGCTTTCAAAGAGTTAGCTGCATAGTCGACCTCTATCCACGGCTGATCAAGATCACTGTCATTGTATTCGTCCTTGAGTGGACGCATCTTCAGACGTGCCAGTGTGATCAAACGCAGCAAGGGCGTCTCTTTTTTCAGGCTGTTGCTCAGATCCTCTTCGACCTCATGCCGTGACGACACACTGCCTTCCATGAAGTCCACGCCTGTCACCCGCTCGACCTCGCGATAATGCTCTGCTGTCATCAACTGATCGTTGCGTAACCCAGTCAAGTGAAACGCTAGACTGTGAAGGGTTCGGAAAAAAGGTAAGTCGTTCTTTGGATCGAGACCAAACCGTTTAGAGGCGCGCTCCTTGGCTTCGTTTGCCGCTTTGCGCGTGAACGCAAAGAAAGCGATGTGCCCCGGATACGTGCCCTTGCCCAGTTCTGCTTCCACAAGATTCAATAGGGTTGTCGTTTTGCCCGTGCCCGGCGGGCCGAAGATTCTTTGCATTAATGCATCGTCTCTTCGCGAATCTCAAAAGCAAGCTCCGCTAAATCTTGGCTAGGGAACACAAATT